CTCCTATACTATCTACCACAAGTAAAGTTGAATTAATGGCATTATCTGTAAATATTTCATTTATTATAAATGTGTTCATTTATTTTAAAAAAATAAAATTATTATTTAAAAACATAAAAATAATAATTATTATATGTTAGCCCCTGAAATTGAAGATGGAAATATAGAATATAAATCCAGCTTGTTAAACGTTGATAATGAAAGAAAAGAAAACTTAATTACTCAGATGAGAAGAAGATGTATTGAAGGAAATGGAGAATGTGTTTATATACTTGGTGTTGAGGATAATGGTGTTATGACTGGTTTAACAGATAATGAATACGATGAAACTATTCAAAATATAAAAATACTAGCAAATAAAAATAATTATTTTATAACCTTACTTTCAAAGAAAGAAACAGAATATGAAAATAAATTTGTTTATGAGGTTTTAATTAGAGAAAAAAATGATAATAAATATATTGATATAAAAATCGCTGTTGCTGGAGGAGTAGATAGTGGAAAAACTACACTTGTAGGATGTTTAATTTCTGGAGAAAAAGATAATGGAAGAGGATTAGCAAGAAGTCATGTATTTGTATATCCACATGAACTTCAAACTGGAAGAACATCTGCTATTAGTCATCAAATAATTGGATACGATCATGAAGGAAAAATTGTTAATTATCAAGGATTAGGTAAACTATCATGGCAGGAGATAGTACAAAAAAGTTCTAAGATAATATCAATACTTGATTTAGCAGGTCATGAAAAATATTTGAAGACGACTATTTTAGGATTGACTTCATCTTTTCCAGATGTATGTATGATTATTGTAGACGCAAATAATGGTATTAAACCTATGACAAAAGAACATATACTTTTATGTGTAACGTTAAAAATACCATTTATAATCGTAGTTACAAAGATTGATATATGTAAAGATAGACCTAATATATTACAAGAAACAAAGCAAAGTATAAACAGATTTCTAAAATATCCAGGAATTAGAAGACTACCTTTTAATATTAAATCTGAAGATGATATACTGACTTCTATAAAAAATATCTATACAGAAAGTATAACTCCTATATTTTATGTTTCTAACACAACTGGAGAAGGTGTAGATCATTTAAAATATTTTTTTAATATCATAAATAAAAAAAATCCTACAAAGCTTATAAATGACTTTGTTGAATTTCACATTGACCATACATTTTCTGTATATGGTTTTGGTCTTGTTTTAGGAGGTCATTTAACAAGTGGATCTATTAAAATTGGAGATAAGTTATTAATAGGTCCAAATAATGGTGAATACGAAAATGTGGTTGTAAGATCTATATATTGTAAGAAAATGCCTCTTCAATACATTCAATGTGGGTCATACGTTTGTTTGGGTATTAAAAAGATAGATAAAAATAACATTATTCGCGGTAACGTTATTATTTCTACAAATGCACCTAAGTTATCAATAAAAACTTTCGTTGGTAGGATTACAGTATTAAAGGCTCAATCAACAACCATAAGAATTGGTTATGAACCAGTTTTTCATTGTTGTGCCATTAGACAAGTAGTTAAAATTTTACAAATTAACGACAAAAAAAATTCAAGAAATGTCTCTATAGACGATGAATGTTTGAGAAATGGTGATAGTGCTAATATAGTATTCACCTTTAAATATACACCACAATACATTAAAATTGGTTCTAGATTTCTTTTATGTGAAGGAAAAACAAAAGTAATGGGTGAAGTTATTGATGTATTATAATTTTTAAACTAAAATATAGTTTGAAAATTAAATTTATATTTAAAAATATAACTTAAATAAATAAAATGATGGGAGATTTTATAAATATTAAAACTGTTAATCAACCAACTGATTTAAAAGTTAAATTATATAGACATCAGTTGGCTACCATTTACAAAATGGAAGAATTTGAAAGCAATAATCTTATATACAAAGATAATTGTATAATCGAAACAAAAATTGGTGTAAATGCTAACTTAACAGGTTACGGAAAAACTTTAGAAATGATCGGACTGATTGTAAGAGATAAAATGGAATGGAACTTAGATACGCCTTTTGTATATCAAAAAACAGATGTAATGTCCAAAAATAGAATTAAACAAACATATGTAAGAAGATTTGAAAAACTACCTACAACTCTTATTCTATTAACACCAACTATTATTGGACAATGGGCTTCTGAATTTAAAAATACAAGTTTAAAATATGCCTCTATTTTGAAAAAAAAAGATGTAGACACTATTAAAGTACAAGAATATGATGTTATATTGACTATTCCTTCCATATATAATACATTAATAAGTACATACAAGGACTATGCATGGAAAAGATTTATTTTTGACGAACCTGGTCATTCAAAAGTTCCAAGCATGAAAGAAGTTTTTGCAAATTTTTATTGGTTAGTTACTGCAACTCCTAATGCTATAACAACTATGCATAGAAAATGTGAAGGTAGTTTTATGAAAGATATATTAAATTATAGATGGACTTATTTTGAAGCACAATTTGCGGATATTATTATTAGAAATAGTGAAGAATTTGTTAAAGCTTCTTTTGAAATGCCTAAAACAACTCATTATTATTATGAATGTTACCAACCTGTATATAATGCTCTTAAAAATTTTGTTAATCCAAAAATAAAAACTTTAATCGAAGCCGGTAATATATCAGCTGCAATAATTTCATTAGGTGGAGAAGTAACAGATAATATTTTTGATGTAATAAAAAGAAAAAAACAGGAAGAACTTGTAGAAATTGAAGCAAAAATTCAAATTTATACTATGCGTAACGACCAAGATAATTTAACAGAATGGTCTGATAAAAAGAAAAAGATTAATGAACAAATTAATGATATCGAAAATAAGTTCAAAAATATTTTAAACGAACCATGTTCTATATGTTTAGAAAAGTTAGAAAAACCTTTAATGGAACCCAATTGTCAAAATATTTTCTGCGGTACATGTATTTTTAAATGGATTGAAAATAAAAATAGTTGCCCTTTATGTAGAACTATAGTTGATATTTCTAAACTTGTCTATATTCAAGATGAAAAGTTAGATATTTCAGAAACTAAACAAGAAAAATTGATGACAAAATCAGAAAAGATTATCGATATTATACAAAAGAAACCAAATGGAAGGTTTCTTATATTTTCCGAAGAACAAGAATCTTTCAATATTATATCTAATAGTTTAATTGACCATGATATTTTATTTGTGGAAATAAAAGGCCATGTTAAGACTATAGAAAAAAATTTAGAATATTACAGATCTGGAATAATAAAAGTGTTGTTTCTAAATAGTAATACTAGTGCCGCAGGAATTAATCTTCAAGGTACAACAGATATAATTTTATATCATCAAATGTCGACTAATAATGAAAATCAAATAATTGGAAGAGCAAATAGAATAGGAAGAGATATAGATTTAGATGTGCATCATTTACAATAATAAGTTGCTAACGCGTATTAAAAAATAGTATAAAATATTTGGTGCTTATAAAAATAATAATTAAAACCAAAAAAATTATTACTAAAACATACCTGTAAATATAAATAAAATTTACAATAGTACTATCTATTCCATGCCAAGAATTACCTTCATATCTTTTTAAATATGCATCTTTATTTACACATGGTTTTTGAACTGAAATATCACAATTATTTATGTATTTTGAATTAATTATGTATACATACTTGTCTTTAAGTATAAAATCATCATACACATTATCTAATAATAATGGACCTGTACTATACATTACTTCTAAATGTTTAGAAAAAGAATTATAAGTATGGTTCAAAATTAATCCGTACCAAACTTTTTTCCAAAAAATATTTTTCGGTTTAGATATCATAAAATCATTTGTTAACATGTCTGAGTTCGAGGATCTGTATAAAATAGCATTTTTACTTTTATATTTTTCTAGCAATGGAGTTAAATCTTTTACAGGTTCCAAATCTATGTCTGAATAGATACCTCCATAATGATATAATATAAAACACCTCAAAGCATCCGTTTTTTGAACTTGATAAAAATAACTATCATATATATACAAAAACCAGTTATAATTTTTTTTTATAAAATTTCTACTACTCTTTTTGTTCCATAAAATATACTTATATTGAGGGTGTAGTTTTTTCCATGTATCTATCCTTGATTGAATATGTTTTGGTATTTTTTTATCCCAAAAACCATATATCTGGTGAATTATTTTAGGAAACTCTTTCATTTTAAAACAATTCTATTTTGTTTTAAAATGATATTTAATTTTTACTCTTACTCTTACTCTTTCTCTTTTTTCTTCTACTCTTACTCTTACTTTTTCTCTTTTTTCTTCTACTCTTACTCTTAGTCTTACTCTTTCTCTTTTTTCTTCTTTTCTTTCCACCTTCATCAATTTCAAGTATAGGTTCAAAAGATTTTGATTTTAATTTAGAAGTAGCTACACCTAACTTTTTAGTTGCTTCTGAAGTTATTTTATGCAACTTAATACGATTTTTCTTTTGTTTTTCACATAAAGTAGTTAACATTTTTAAAATACTCTCAAACTCTAAATGATTTTCTTTTGATTCGCGTATTAAATCAAATACCTCTTTTTGTTCTTTACTTTTTAAAAAATTATTTCTAGAAAGTCCTAATGAAATTTTTTTATCATCATTTCTATCCCATAATATTTCTATACTTATATCTTTTAATACTTTAAATATTGTGTTACAATTGGTATCAATATCCTTTATTCTGTCTTTAAGTTTATTTACGTAATCTTTATGTTCTTCGTAAAATTTAAAATATTTAAGTTTATCTGATGTTTGTGGCTTTTCAGATAACCTTTTAGATTTTTTAGGGTTTGTAGGTTTTTTTATTCCTTCTTCATATATAAAACTCGACATTTATTCTATAATAATATAAAAATAAATTAAAAAAACTTAAAATTAGTTATATTTGACTTACGCTTTATACTATGGTACAAAAGAAAAATCCTTAATAAATACTCTAAGGAGATCACAAAAATTCGAACAGACTAAATGTGTAAAGTAAAATAGGACTAATATTTTTGCGATGTACACAACTTAAATTTTTTATTTTCTGCCAAATAAAATATATGCATAAATATAGCTCTAGAACTTGTTCCAAATAAAACTAATTATCAAGAAGTTGGTAGGCTGTTAAGAATTTTAAATATTTTATTTTATAATTTAAAAAATTTATTTTGAATATTTAAATGTTCAACGAAGTATTATTATTAATATTATCTGTAATAATAGTATTGATACCATCTTTAAAATTATTTTGTAGTGTGAGTCATACATTTGCTACTTTTGTAATAACATCTCTTTTGTTTTTAGTTATATTGTGCTTGAATATAGAAATAAAAATCAAAGTTGCAATTCTAGTTTGTTTATTTTTATTTTTTAAAAATACTTATTTGAAAATAGGAAAAACTTTAGTTGAAGTTTATAAACTTGGATATATAGACTCTGTAAATAATAGAAAAGACGATTCTAATCTTAGAGAAGTAGTAAGATATATTTATTCCCCTAATTTACTATTAAAAATTAATTTTAAAAAATTACCGACTATACCTACTATTTTTGTTTCTAACTATTGCAACGATAGATTAGATAATTTATCTTGTGTTTTGATTCCAAAAGACATAGCAATTTTGATGAAAGGTGGGTTATCAAGAACAACAATATTACAAAAACTAGTTAAGTGGCCAATACTTACAAAAGAAAAAAATTCTTATGAAAATACAAAAAAAGAAATCGTAGAGCATGTATCCAAAGGAAGATCCATATTTGCGTATATAACTAAATATCCTTTAGATATACCCAATGTTATTCATTCTGTAAGATCAGGTATGTTTAGTATAGCAAAAGAATTAAACATACCTATTACTTTAATAGCTTTTGATTTTGTAGATACACAATTCCATAATATACAAAAACAAAATTTTCATATTGAAATTGGAGATACATTTAAAGTTGATAGTGTGCAAGATGCTATTTATAAAACTAGAAAATTTTACAATAAGACACTTACTAAGTTTATAAAACAAAAATATATTTTCTAATCTAAATAATTTTTAAACTCATAAAGAATTTAAAAATAATTTTTAATATTGAAATAAAGTTGCATCCCCTAAAGAATCAGGAGATGGATATCCAATCCAGAAAGCATTTTGTAAAGTTATAATATAAAGACCAGTTTGAGCATAAAAATTTGGTCTGCAATTTGGAAAATAAGAGCTTTGATTAGCAACTCCGATAAAAACTTTATTGTCATAATCTGATTTTGTGTTCTTTATATTTACAGAAATAACGTTATTCTTAGCGATTAAATTTAAAAATTTAATATCAGGCTTAATATATATAGCAGGTACTCTTTTATCATTATCAAGTATAGCATCCCATCTTTCTATCTTATATTGTGTCATTTATTTATATAATAACTTTTTTTTAAAATTTAATAAAATTTAAAAGATAAAATTTTATCTTAATAAAAATGTCCATAGTAAGTTTATTTAATGAATTACAAAGTATAAAGATAGCTATAGGTAAAAATAACAAAGATAACGCTATTTTGAGAAAAAGAGCAAAAACTATAGAACAACAACTGACAGATCATGTAGAAGCAAAGAATCCAGCCGGTGTTAAATTTCAAGATACTGCTATTCTAATAGATAAATCACAAAAATGGTTACATAAAAGTAAAAAAGATGCTGAGGAAGATTCTATAAAAGTTCTGGAAGACTTTGGAGTGTCAAATCCAAGATTAGTTTTAGATGAACTAAAAAAAGCTAGAAAAGGAGAAGAAACTGAAAGTAAAAAAATAAAAATAAAAAAAATCAAAAAATAGAAACTAATAAAAAAAATAAAAAAAATATTTCTTTAAATTAAAAATGAGTAATCCTACATTAATTATTGAAAATCTTGATTTTATCAGTATTCAAAATGAATACTTTCTAGGTGGATCATCTACTGGATACAACAGTACTGACTTTGTAAATTGGAATTTACTTGTAGTTGAAGGTGTTAATGCAGCTAATCTTGGTTTCCCTTACCCAATATCAAATAATCTTTATCCTTCCGATCTTCTAAGCCTCGCTTATTTACCACTTAAAGTTTCAACTTAAAGTTTCAACTTAAATAAACTTTTCAGTTTTAGTTTTCAGTTTTTACACTCAAATTTAAGTATAAAAACTATGGTTTAAAATTTAAAATATAAAATTTAAAATATGCTTCAGAAATGCTGTCCAAAAATAATAGGAAGTAAAAAAAGTTTTTCAAAAAAAACTAGTACAGACCTAAATTCAACTAGAAAACTTGTGAGTACAAAAATAATATTAAAAAAAGTACCATCTGAAAAAATTATTATTCAAGATAGTAGTATGTTAATGTGTACTAATTGCGGAGGAAAAATAATAAAACCAATTCTACCTTTAAAAACTAAAATATATTGTATAGATTGTTTTAGACCACTCGATTTACCGGAATCTTATTATACCTAAAACATTTTTATATTTACATTACTGGTTTAAAAATTAAAATTATGAAAGTAAATAATGACAACAACTAGCTCATTTCAAAAATATCCTGATTATTATAATTCACCCGAAGAATGTAATTTATTTATCAAGAATTATAATAAAGAACCTTCTAATCCAAGATATAAAAATTTTAAACAAGTACATTTTACAGCAGGAGATGAAGAGCAGTTTCAAAAATATATTTGTAATAATAATGGAAATGAAATACCGGTTGAAATTACAGAAGATAACTTATTTTGCAATAATAGCTTATTTTCAGAGTGTGAAAAATATAAAAATTTAAATAATTTATGTCGGATAAACACCTTTAAATATATATTCGAAAAATTTAAAAAAGGAATTTACGTAAAAATTCTAAATAATGAATTACAAGTCTTTTTACCTTTTTCAAATGCCAATTTTGTAAATGAATGGAGTGAAAAAATTAAAGTAGATCCTAAATATGAAAACATAACTGATTTTTTTAAGTATATATCAGAGTTAGAAGGATATAAATTTAATAAAAATTATATTAATACTTATACAACCTCTTGGTATAGTAATAATTGTTTATTAAGATATGAGTATCCAGTAAATGAGGGAGATACAAATATTTCCGCGATAAAAAATATGTTGATTGAGTTATGTAAAAATAGAAAGTTACCTGACATAGAGTTTTTTATTAATAGAAGAGACTTTCCAATATTATCAAAGTATGGGTATGAACCATATTATCATATATGGGATTCCATGACAAAACCATTATTAAGCCATAATTATGAGAAATATCTTCCAATATTATCTATGAGTAGTAATGAAAATTTTTCAGATGTATTGATACCTACATATGAGGACTGGATTAGAGTTCAAAATAAAGAAAATAAATTTTTTGTCAGAGCAAGACAGATATATGATAACAAGATTTCTAATATTATTTGGAAAAATAAAAAGCCAACAGCTGTGTTTAGAGGTTCGTCAACAGGTGAAGGTGTTACTATAGACACCAATCAAAGATTAAAGGTAGCTTATTTATCTAGTATTACACAAAATGATGAAAATAATATTCCTTATTTAGATGCTGGAATAACTAAATGGAATTTAAGACCTAAAAAACTTATGGGTGAAGAGTATTTAAAAATTACGGACATAAATAGTATGCCTTTTAAATTAGTAAACAAACTAAGTCCATACGAACAATCAGAATATAAATATATTATTCATATAGATGGTCATGTTAGTGCTTTTAGATTATCTTATCAGTTTAGTTTAAATAGTGTTATTTTATTGGTAAAATCTAAATGGAATATGTGGTTCAGTAATTTGTTAATTCCATTTGTCCATTATGTTCCTGTTAAGGAAGATTTGTCTGATTTAATTGATCAAATAAAGTGGTGTAGAAACAACGATGCAACTTGTGAAAATATTGTTTATAATGCTAAATGCTTTTACAATAAATATTTAGCAAAAGATAGCATATTTGATTACTTTCAAAAGCTATTGGTTGAAATTAAGAATCATACCGGTATATATTTTGACAACATATATAATACTTTAGACATTCAAACTGAGGAACAAAGAGCATTTTTACTTGATAAAAAACACATTAAAAACTTAGATACAGATAAATCCATAATTTCTTTACCACAGACATATAGAACATATCCGTTACTTTGTGCTTTAAAAAGAATAATAAATTTTTTAAGTTCAAAAGGAACTTTAATTGAAAAATTTAGTGAAGATAAAAATATTATATTCAAAAACAAGTTTAGTTTGATAGTAAAAGTAAATTATATGGATTTCGACTTTATTGTTAAATCAACTTCTGATACAGAAAAAATAAAAGAACATATTCATGAAGCATTCATAGGTATTAATGTTATGAATAATTTATCTAGAAGCATACCAAACTTTTCTTATATTTTTGATTGTTATCAAGATAATAATGAAAATAAAAATTTTAATATCATAAGCGAGTACGTTTCTAATGATACTTTTCAGGCGTATATTATGAGTGATAACTTTGATTTTTATATATTTCTAAATATAATATTACAATTATGTTTAGCGATAGAAGTAGCTCAAGAAAAATGTTGTTTTGTACATAATGATTTAACTCCATGGAACATATGTTTAAAGTATCTTAATGAGCCTATTTACGTAGATTATATTATTAAAAATAAAGTTATAAGCATAAAAACAAGTGTTATACCTATAATTATCGATTATGGTAAATCACATGTTGTACATAATTATAGACATTATGGTGTTATTAATATGTTTAAATTTACGAAAAGTTTTGATATTATATCTTTATTTGTTACATGTATTTATCAAGTTGTATGTTCAAAAATATTGTCTAAAAAAGATTTTGGTATATTTTTAAAGTTAGCAAATTTTATATCAAACACAGAATATTGCAATACCTATTTTAGAAGCTCAAGAGACATAAAAACTTTTTTTTATTCAGCAAAAAAATATACCAACCTACTCAATAATAATAAATATGAAACAGATAATTATACACCTCTTAAACTATTTAATTATATTGTAAATGAACTTAAATATAATCAAACTATAAAACACAATAATACTTATAATGAGTATATGAATACTGGAAATACAGGTCAAATTTTAAATTATGTATTTTCAGATTCTATTAACGATAAAATAAAAAGTTTTACGAAAGTTTTTAAATTAGTTAAAAAAATAGACTTAGAAAATATTCAACCTTTATTTTTAAGTTATGTCGTAAATATTTTAAAAAAGAATGTTAAACACATATATGAAGAATTAAAATTATTTTGCGTTAAAGAGAATATAAAAAACACTTTGAAATATCATAGTATGCTAAAAGATGTTTTAAACTATTTAGATAGTATAAAAATAAACTATAAAGATATATATTTAGATCTTGATTATACTATACATGGTGATTTAAAAATAATAAATGATATAGCTGATTATAGCGAAAATATATTTATGGATGTAAATGAAGTGAAAATACAAATTTTAAAAAATAAGGATATTCTAGAGACTACCGATGTCGAAATTTTAAAAATACTTATAGACACAAATGATATCCTTAGAAATATTTATGTAAATTTACCTGAAAAAATCAATAAAAAATACTTTGAAACTAAATATGTAAGGATATTGAATATAAATAAAGGAAAAATATTAAGCAAAATAGCAAATATAAACTCCTTAAGATATTATTCTAGAATATTATATGAGAAAACAAAAGATAATATAGATAAAACTAAAAGTGACTCACATAATTCTTATTATGAAAATATAAATGAGTGTTTAAGTATATTGTAATTTTTAAGCTGAATAAATAGTTTAAAAATTAATAAGATTATTCTTTTTGTGTTTTATATTAAAAAATTATTTAAATCGAAATTAAATAAAAAAAATAAAAAAAAATTTATATCTTTATAAAGAAAAAAGAATGTTTGACAATAAATTTCTATTTACTTTATTAGGATTGATAGTTGCTGTTGTTGCTGTGAATAATGTTAAATCAAAAGATGAAAATGATGAAATTCAAGAAGATTTTGGTATGCTTCCAAGTATGACATGGAAAGTTGATAGAGTAGCTTCTACTCCAGCTGGAGCTAAGAAGGGTGATTTTTTTAGCGTTCCAGGTACTTATCAAGCTATGTTAAATCCTCGTTTTTCTAACGTAGATTATGGTGCCAATATTAGATATAATATGCCTTCAGAAGGTAACCTAGCTGCTCCTTGTAATCCTTTGGGATATGCTTCAAATCCTTTAACTTTTGCATCTATGGTAAATAGTCAACCACAAGATTGTAAAGAAAATTACGGATGTGCTTCATCAAGTGGAGTTGCTGATTGTAGAAAAGGTGGTGCTCCATTAGGATATCATGGTGGTGCTCCAATAATTCCTGGAAATGGATATGCAAATGGTAATTACAATGAAGTCGCTGAAAAAGTTTATTCCGATAAGAAGGCAGGAGGCTTACCAAGAGATAAAAGAGAAACTATGTATTGCGGTGGAAATAACAATCAACCATCTCTATCATCCTCTCTACCGGTTCGTGATATGACAGCTTTAAATGCTGCAAGTGATAGTGTTCAACCTATTGTTTATGATAGATATATTTTCGCTAACAGAAATAGTCGTCTTCGTGGACAAGGTGACTTCTTTAGAGGAGACTTACCAATTATGCCTTGTAATACTGGATGGTTTCAAGTTAGTGTACAACCTAATATTGACTTGAATCAAGGAGCTATGAATGTTATGGGTGGTATTAATAACGATACAACTAAGGGACTTGCCGATATTATATACAAGACTTCCGGTAATGCTGAAACTTCTATTGCTGGTGTTGATATGGCTCAACATGTAAACATGACTACTATGTTTGGAGGAGATTTGTCTGCTGGTCAAGGAGATATAAATGTAACAGCTTTTCCTTAAAGTTTAAATAATTATATTTTCTTAGTCTTAAATTTAAGAATAAGAAATTTTAAATAGTTTTATTAAAATCTTTCAGATATTTCTGCTCCTTCAAAATAAACTTGTGGAGAAGATTTTATTCTATATACTGGAATATTTTCATGACTTCTGCATATATTTAGATTATTTAATGAACCAGAATTGTTTATACTTTTTTGTCGTCCATTTTGTAGAACAGGATACAAATGATAAACTTCAGAATTATTCATAAGTAATTTTTGTATGTTATTTATTGGTATAAAGCAATAAAATCCTTTTCTATCATTCAAAGGAATTTTTACATAAATTACAATAGGACTAACAATTTTATTAGATGAAGTGCATTCAAAGAATAAATTATGTTTATTTCTTAGTATCATTTTTAAGTAAGATCTTTTGAAAGATGCATTAAGATTATTATTTTTATTTACAAAGACTATATCATCATATTCTCCTGAATCATTTCCAAGTCTACGTTTTTTGGTTGTTATATTATCATCTTCACGTGCTCTAATATTCGCTAATCTTGCTGTTATATTTGCTACATCTGCAGTCATAAAATCATTATTTTCTTCAAATTCTTCTTCATCAAACTTTCTTTTGCGAGTTATACTTTTTCTAGAATCATCATCATAAGGACCATATACAGGAGAATTTGGAATATAAACGTCGTCTGTTTCTTCCTCTTCTTCTTCATCATCTTCAAATTTTCTTTTACGACTTTCTTCCTCTTCATCATCATCTTCCTCAAATTTTCTTTTACGAGATTGAACAATAATTGTGCTTTCTTTACGTTTTCTTTCGGCAAAATCGAGCATATCGCGATAACTTATTCCAACAATTTTATTTATATAATTAAGATATTCATTATCAAAACTACCATAAACAGATAATAATGCAATTATATATTCTCTTCTTTTATCAACAGGTACACCCAAGCAGTTAAGTATATTCGTAAGACTATTAAGTGAATAATCATTGAAATCGCACATGCAAAAAACATCAAAAGAAACATTTTGGAAAAAATTATAAGCTTCTCTAAATCTAGGTTCTTTCAAATAATCTTTACTATGTTTAATAATGCGTAATAGTTCATTAAAATCTTGATTTCTGTATCTATTTTTTATACTATTAATATCTATATATTGTATGTAATTTGGATTGAGCATATCTCTAATAATAGATCTTAATATTATACTAACAACCCATTTTTCAGGATCAGAAACTTTACATTTAAAAGTTGCAGAAGCATTTCCTTCGAAACAAATACTATTACTACCTTCAAAAATAATATCTGTTTTTACCGCAGTATTATCATATTTAATTTGAAATCCTCTAGCAGCATATTTATTCATTCTTTTTCTTGTAAAGTTATTTAAAGATTTTAATAGACCTATAACGTAATCAGGCTTTAAATAACCTTTTTTTTCTAAAATACCTTTTGGATCTGCAGCATTAACATGTGTACCATCATACCATATCTCACAAAAAGTTAAATCAAAATTATTTACAACTTGCATAACATCTACATTATCAGATACAATAATAATGTCTATATAAGGAACATCTTTATTAGAGCAAGAAATGTTTTTTTTAGTTATAGGAAATCTGGCAATGATATTATTTTTTACAAAAAAAGATCTATCATATTGAGGTTGAAGAATTAAATCACAGAAATTATTATATCCCAATTCTATCATTCTATTTTTAAATTTTATTGCATTTTTTCTATTTACATATACATCTATATCACTTAAATTACTTTCCTCATAATATGCACCCAAAACACCACCTCCAGCGATTACTGCGTTGGATTCTTTTAACGCATTACTTAAAAAATTAAATTTAATCTCGGCATCAGCTCTACTTATTTTTTTCCCATTTTCATCATGTTCGAACATTTCATTTATGAGAAAGTTTTTGAAAATATTTGTATCTAAACTCATGTTTTTTATTAATACATAAAATATTATTTTTTAAAATAAAAATAAAACATAAAATAAAAATGTCCTGTTATAACGAATGTATTGATTTTATAAAATCAGGTTCAGAAAAAGATCTGGGTGATATTAAGCAACAAGGTTCATGTAGTTATTGTTTGTATTGGAATGAAGGCCCAGGATCTCAAGGTGATAATACGAATAAAGAATGTAAGTGTGATACTCTTTTTGAAAATTTAACAAATTTTGGCTCTACGTATAACTTAAATATTCATAATAAAATGAAACAATGTCTATCACAAAATCAAGGTACTTGCAGTAAGTTGTATACCCAATTTACTAATCCCTCAAAACCATATGATGGTCCACGTTTCGGTGTATCCAATACAAATCAAGATTGTAGTGTCCCCTTTACTTTGGTAGATGGTATGTGGGGAAGATTAGAAAGATACGAAGATGTACCTCCCAGAAATAGATTTAGAGATTATGCGCAAAATATACCTAAAAAAGAAAATGAAACTCCATATGGGTATTATAATATGTGTACAGGAAAAAGAGCTTCTCCAGATTTTTACGCAGAAGGAGTTTTGTAGATTAACTTATGTTTTTCTTAGACGAATTTAAAGCGGTCGATTCAGCAACTAAAACACCTGATAATTCTAGTGCCTTATAAACATCAGAGCTCATAATAGTTTTTGTTTGATGACTATCATTAACTATGATTATATTTGCTATAATTTCATTAAGCTTCATACCAATTAAGTTTCTAATGGTATCATGACAATCGTCAGATAAACTTTTAACTCCTGCTGTTCTTGCAAGTCTTGAAATACAAGGTTTTGAAAGTCCTTCCATTTTTTTTATTTAGTAATATTATTGTTTTTTTTAAATAAAGATATTTAAAAAAAGGAAAATTGTTATAAATAAAATGGAAGACAATAGTAAGCAAAATAGAAATAATATTTTCAAGAAAAAAAGTCATTATTTTGAAACTTTTATTTCAAAGGTATTAAAACAAGTTTCTGAAAACGCAGGTATAACCTCCAATGCTAAGCAACAACTAAATAGTTTTTTATGTACACTAGCAAAGCATATATCAAAAATTGCTAAAGAACTAACAATACATGGCAAAAAGAAGACTATATCAGAAAAAGAAATTTCAAATTCTATTAAGATTGTACTTTCAGGTGGTTTACTCGATAATTCTATTCTAGAAGGAGAAAAATCTGTTAATATTTTTAACAATAGTAATGATAAAGGTAGTAGACAAAATAAAGCTGGGATAATTTTTCCACCTTCGATTACGGAAAAGTTTTTAAGAAATTTTGGATACTCAAAAATTATGATTACAAATGCTTCTTCTGTGTATTTATCGGCTGTTTTAGAATATTTAACATATGAAATTCTAGATTTATCTCTAAATTATTGCAAAGAAAATAAAAGAAGCAGAATCACTATTAGAGACATAGAAGTAACTATTAGAAATGATGAAGAATTTAATAAAATTTTTAGAAAAATTAATTATGTATTTTTAGGTGGCGGTGTTATTCCATTTATTCACCCTTCATTACTAGCTAAAAAGAAAAAAAAACTAAATTTAAAGAAAAATAAAAAATACAAGTTTAGACCAGGAACTATTGCTATAAAAGATATTAAGAAATTTCAAAAACTAAGCGATACCTTACTATTTCCAAAATCATCTTTTGAGAAATTTACAAGGCAGTTATTTAAAGAAAATAAATTAGCCAACGATGTAGGTTCTCCAATAAAAATAAGCAAAGAAGTATTTATAATACTACAATATTACATAGAACAATTTATAATAAAAATTTTATATAATTCGAATTTTTTAGCTATTCATTCAGGAAGAATTAAAGTTATATCGTCTGATATTGCTTTCATATCTTATTTATTAAATGAATATAAAAATCCCTATAGTCCAGATATAAATGAAGAATCCGATGTATTATCTATCACTTATCAAGAACATTTAGATGGTTATATCGACGAGATAGAAATAAATAACGAAAATATTACTATCGATAATAATTAAAATATAATTTAAACATAAAAATTTTTAAATAAAAATGAGCGTTGAAGAAAAAAATAACTCTGAAAATACTATACCATTAGTAGATAAGAGAACTACTGGCAAATATGCGATATTAATGGAAAGTAATGATGAAGAATTTGAACAATGGTACTATTTTATTAAAGTAGATGGCAATGAAGAAAATTTGAAACATCTACAAAAGCAGTTAGAAAAAATTGAATGGGAAATTATGGAAGATTTAAGTACTTTTGACCTTGAAATGGAATATCTCGTTTCAGCTCAAACAGCTAAGGAAATGACAAAGATTGATTTAAATGCTTATAGTTTTCATCGCAAGTTTGATGGTAAATTACAAAAAATCGATTTTGACTTCAAGAGAAAAGATGGTAACGAAACAAAGATGTGTAAAGTATTTGATACTCTTGGTTATGGTAAAATTGAAGAATATATTAGCGATGAAGATGTGGACGAAGAAGAATATGAAACAGAATCAACAGAGGAAGAATCTGTAAGTGAATCTTCAGAAGAAGAGGAAATAAAACCTAGCAAAAAAGTCCCTTCTTCTATTTTGAGAGAAAGATTAAGAGAAAAGATTCTTGAAGAACAAGATAGTAGAAAGAAAGGTACAAAGAAAGACAAAACAAACTATGATGCATAAAATTAAAAATTAAAGTATTTAGTAGTATATTTACTAATAAATACATATTCAAACCGGTATTTTAGTTATTTTTAGATACATAAAAATAATTATTATCACAATTGAAATGATGGCTATTATTATATAATTATTTTTTAAACTATTCCTCTTACTTAAATCATTTATAGTATCTAAAATACTTTTTCCTCTACTATTACAGAAGTTCAAACATTCACTAAATGTTAAAGTATTATCATCATCCTCTGTGAATGGATTCATATTTATACTTGGTACAGGCTCTGGAAAACAAATACCATTTCCACAATGAAAACTTACATTTTTATCTTTCAAAACAAATATAGGATTTACTCCGAGAACCAATTTATATTCAGAATTTGGAGATTTATTGCTAAAACTTGGAAAAATATGTTGATTAAATTGATAAAAATAAAGAGGAATTGAGTTCAAAACTGGTCTATTATATGTTATTAAATTAACATGATACTTATCTTTTAGTCTATCAACTTCGTATATATCATATAATAATTTGTAAGTAGAAATATCGTAAGGATAATAGTTTTTAATTTCACAACTAAATAATTTCATACCTGTAGGTATTGGCCTCAGATAAGGATTTACAGCAAAAAATTCACCTTGTATTTTCCAACCATTTTTTATCAAACTTTTCATGTCATTATCGTAGCTAATTAATCCTCTATAGTTGTTATTTATTGTATTCAAAGATGTATATATATAATATTTTTGCAATATATCCATTTTCTTTTATATAAAACAAGAAAATATAAAATTAAAAATACCTGCTTAATTCTTTTCTTAAATATTCTTCTATATTTTCAACCTTTATTGTATATGGAACTCGTATCAAAATTATATTATTTTCTTTGCACATGTACTCCTTTAACTTATCTCGATATTTTTGATTATAAAATGCCTCCTTATTCTTATGAAAATAAGGATTGTATTTGTAATGTTGAGCACCATCATATTCAACTCCTAATCTTAAATCACTATTGTAACAATCTATTTCTAGATTATAATTACCCCCTGTAATTTCGTTATTTAAAAATGATGGTCTACTTTTATTAAAAGGTTTGTTAAATATTTTTTCTAAAACTCTTTTACACTCTATTTCACCTTTACTTTCTTTTGGTATACCATTTTGCTTTTGTATAGCATTTTTTCGAAATAAATTATCAATATCTCTCGCTGTATAAGTTGAATATGTATTACTCCAATTTCCTTTTTGTCTTGTTATTGTACGATAAAGGCCGTAGATTAGTATTAATGCTAAACATAAACCTAATATTATTTCAAAGCCATTATCATTCCACAATTTAACCAAATTAAACATTTATTTAATGTTTTTTATTTTATTTTATTTTTATTTCATTTCTACACACAGCACATTCTTTTTTATAACGTATCCACTCTTTAAGACAATCATGATGAAATATATGGGTGCACTCTGTTAATGTAACATCTGAACTGGGTTCAAATTCTTCTAAACATATCATACACTTCAAATCTTTCTTTTTTTCATTTTCTAGATTTTCATATTTTACAGAATTAAATTCTACTATATCATCATCGGTTCTTTTTAAACAATCTTCTGATTCATCAAAACTTTCTCTTAATGCTCTTTCAAGGTCGTTTTGAAACATATTATTACGAATATTATTTATAAGCTCGTTTACACTATCAGCTATCAATAAATCTTCTTCAGTTCTTTCTACCTCTTGTCTGTAGATATTTATAGTATAATTTAATATTTCTTCGTAAAAATATTCTCTAATATTATTAAAATTATAATTGAAATAATCATTTTCATCTTCATTATCTTCATTATCTTCTTCTGACATTTAATATTTTGATATATTAAAATATTTTTTTAAAATCAATTTTAAAAAAATAAACACCTGTATTTATTACTTATATTCGTTAAATCCTTTTTGTGGGTCTTTATAACTTCCATATTGATTAGTTGTTATTAAAGTATTGTACATAATTATATCTTTATTTATGTGATTATGCCCATGAATCCACATTATCAAATTATTTTTTTTTAATAAACCAGTTTGATTACTTGAAAAATAATGAGTATTTTTTCTTATTTTTAGATTGGGGAATATAGGAGAATGATGTGTGATAAATACATAATTATTTATTGTATCATTTTCTAAAATATTATGTAGCCATTTTTTATCTTGTAAATGATATTTACGCCTTGATTTTGGTAAGTTACTCCATAGTGTACACCCAGCTAGTATAATATTTCTAGTTTCACAGATTTTAAAAGTTTTTTGTTGTAAAAAAATTAAATTATTTTTACCATTACAAATATCCTGTATATCTACATTTATTTCTTCTATAGATTTTGTATTATTTTTGTACTCGTGATTACCAGCTACTATGAATACTTTATCAAATCTGGTTGATATACCATATAAAAAATCTTGATAATTTTTTTCATTGACATAACCTATATCACCAGATAGGATTAAATAAGGTCTTTCTCTTAAATTTTTATTTATATTAATCACTCGTTGGAACCCTTTTTCAATATGTAAATCGGACAAATAATAAAATAAATTATTTTTAAAGTGCATTCAGTATATTTTGAGTTTTATAAAAATTATTATCAATTTTTATAAAAGTAAAAAATAAAAAGTAGTTTAATAACCTGTATCAGGCATCATAGGTCCAAAAAATGGGGACTTTTTAGCACCTCTTCTTTTTACACAACCTGTGCCTCTTCTATAAGTGCAGTTAGGATCAATTTTACAAACACTTTTTTTTCTTCCACGACATGATCCTAAAGGAGAGTTTTTAACAAATCTAGATTTTCTAGATCTCTTCTTTGAATTCTTCTTTAAATTCTTCTTTGATTTTCTAGATCTCTTCTTTGAATTCTTCTTTGATTTTCTACCCTTTAAACATCTACCAGTAGTTCTGCTTCTACGTTGTCCTATAGCACAAGATTTTCTACATCTCTTAGTAGATCTATTTCTTACATATCCTATTTTGCAGGAATTTTTAGTTTTAAATATAGGTTTTGTTGAAAAAAATGATGTTCTTAGAGGTGTTGGTCTAGGAGGAGTATACCTTGGAGGAGGTGTTGGACTAGGAGGAGTATACCTTGGAGGAGGTGTTGGTCTAGGAGACGTTGGTCTAGGAGGAGGTGTTGGTCTAGGAGACGTTGGTCTAGGAGGAGGTGTTGGTCTAGGAGACGTTGGTCTAGGAGGAGGTGTTGGTCTAGGAGATGTAGACCTTGGAGGAGGTGTTGGCCTAGGAGGTGTTGGTCTAGGAGGTATTCTTTCACTTTCTCGAACACAAGGAGGTCTTGTATCTCCTGTATTTTCTGTATCTTCTACATACCACCTAGGAAAGCAACTAGTTACTTTCTTACTATCTGCGGTAGCATTAATATATCTAGGATCGGTCTCGCCAAATTTTCTAAATTTATCGGGATGATTTTTTGCAAGCCATTTTAAATAGCTTGATCTATCGTTTATTGAGTTTGTATCCAAAAAACTTTTACATTCAAGACAATTAGACATTTTTTATATTAAAGCAATTTTTTATTTTTTTTTAATTTAATTTTAAACACTTGAAAATATTTCATAAGATTATGTCAATTGAATTGAATATACTAACTATCGATACACAAATTTATGATAATTTTATCGATGAAAAAAATAAATTACCAGAATATAAAGAACAACTTAATACCCTCGAACAAAGCCTGAAATTAAAAAATTTAAAATCAAGAGTTGTTCAGTCGTTGTTAAATTCAAAAAAAAATTTGGTAGAACACATAAATGATATTGAAAACAACATATCATTTAATTATTATGTTATAGAAACAGCAGAAATAATCGAAAAGTACAAAGAAATTTTAAATTCTCCGATTAAAATTAATTTTATGGGTAAAATTAGCAAAAATAACGCTGAAAAAGAAGAATTAGTAGAAAAATACATAAAAATAGCTAGTAAATACGTAAATATCACAATAAACAAGAAATACAAGGATAAAATCGTTTGTAATAATTGTAAGTCCAAAGAATTTGATATTGTAGATAATAATATACATGTATGTGTTAATTGTTCCGCACAGCAAGTAATTATGAAAAATATTTCATCTTATAAGGATATTGATCGTGTAAATATTTCGTCTAAATATATATATGACAGGAGAATTCATTTTAGAGATTGTATTAACCAATATCAAGGTAAACAAAATAGTACTATACCACAAAAAGTTTATGATGATTTAGAGGAACAATTTGAGTTACATCATTTACTAGTTGGAGATAAAAACACACCCAAACATATAAGATTTCAAAATATTTTAAAAGAGCACATAAATATCTTTCTAAAAGAACTTAACTATAGCAAGCACTATGAGAACATTAATCTTATTCATTATAACATAACAACCAAAAAGCCCGACGATATAAGCCATCTAGAAGATAAGTTATTGGAAGATTTTGACATTCTTACTGAATATTATGATAAACACTATAAACATATCGATAGGAAAAACTTCATTAATACCCAGTTCGTGTTGTACCAACTTCTTTTGAGGGCACGCCACCCTTGCAACAAAGAAGATTTTACAATTTTGAAAACTTTAGATAGAAAAACTTTTCACGACGAAATTATGAGTAATATTTTTACACAGCTTGGTTGGAACTTCGTACCATTCATATAATTTTATGTTTAGTTGAGCATGAAATTAAGGGTGAATTTTTACTATAGATTAGATTTTTTTAAAAGAAAATAGATTTTTTATGAGTTAAATTTAGGTTGAAAGATGAAAATATGTTTGGAATCGTGAGTTTGTGGTAAAATATCTTAATAACTTTTATAAATAAAGTTGTTAAGATAAAAATTCTATTTTCTTTTTTAAAACAAAAAGAAAATAGAATTTAAAGACATGATTTTATAAATAAAAAATGACAGACGAACATGAATTTGAATTAATTGAAAGTGAAGTTGAAAATGATCTTATAACTTTTACTTATATAAGCAATGGGCTATATTTTGAGTATTTTGTAGGATATGAAGTAGCATCGTTACTAGGTTATAAAAGTCCACAAAGTACTATTACAAAAAATGTATCAAAGAGTAACCAAATTGAATTTAGAGATTATCCTGGAATAAAAGAACCTGAATTAGACCCGAGAACTATCCTAATATCAAGAGATGGTGCTATTGAAATCTTGCTTAAAACTCGCAAGCGCATATCTCCTGATGTTTTACATATTCTAAAAAAGTTTAACATAGATACAACAAATCGTAAGTGCTTAACTAAGGAACAACAAACATTATCAACTATAACAAATGTATTTAAGACAGAAAAATTTGAAGATCAATTCAAGATAGGAAAATATTACTTGGATTTATACTTTTCTGAATATAAAATAGTAATTGAATGTGATGAAAATGGACATGCAGATAGAAAACCATGGAAAGAAAGAGAAAGAATGGATTATGTTAATGAAAAATTGGTTATAAATGATTCTAATTGGATAAGATTTAATCCAGATGAATATGATTTTGATATTGCAAAAGTAATAGGAAGAATATATCGTAAGATAGATGAAATAAAGCAAGAAGTGATAGGAAAGGAAGCTAAAAGAAAAGAAGACGAGTATCAAAAATTATTAGAAGAAGAAAGAAAAAGCAAAAAAGAAGTAAAGAAGAAAGAGTTTAGAAAATGTAAAATTTGTAAAAAGAAAAAAAAGCTAACAGAAGAATTTTTTAGTTTTCGAGGAACTCACATTTCAAATTCTTGCAAAATATGCACAAGAATACATGGAGTAGGTAATGAAAAACCTGTAAATCAGTATGATATTAATGGAAATTTTATTAGAAGATATGATAGTGTAAAAGAAGCCGCTGAAATAACAGGATTTAAAGAGAATAATATAGCAAGAAATTGTAGAGGAGTAACAAATACTACACTAAATTTTGTATGGTGTTATGCAGACGACAAAAGTAATCTTGAGGATAATATTGAGGATAATATTGAGGATAATATTGAGGATAATATTGAGGATAATATTGAGGATAATATTGAGGATAATATTGAGGATAATATTGAGGATAATATCGAGGAATTTATCGATAAAACTACCAAAAAAAAAATCAAGATAAAAGAGAATTCTGTAATAAAGACTGTCGCCCAATATAATACAGATGGAACTTTCATAAAAACACATATATCAGGACGCGAAGCTGCAAGAGACTTTAAAATTAGACCTGAAAGTATATATAGTGCAATAAGAAATAATTTTGTATGTAAAGGATTTTTATGGAAATATGTTGTTGATGGAAAAATTATAGATAAAATAGATCCTGTAACTCCTCATAGAAAATATATGAAACAGGTTGAAGTATATAAAGAAGGACAATTATATAAAAGTTTTATAAGCATAAGAGAAGCTGCAACATTTATGAATGTAAATATAACTAAAGTGAGAAAGTTTTTGGAAGGTAAAAAAGATATAAATAATTTTGAATGGAAGTTTAAAGAAATATTATAGTTATTACAACTAAAAATATGTCAAAAAAAATTTTATTATATAATAGCTTTCCTTTTCATAATGAATTGTTTGGTTTCTTTTTTGATTACGCACAAAATAAAAATTTTATAGTTGATGTTTATTGTCCTTTTGATAGACTAGAATATTTTAAATTATACCAAATGTACTTTAAATTCAACATAATTTCAATATTTAATAACTTAGACTACGATTTAGTCTTTGTACTAACCGATAGTGATTGGGAGTATAAAAAAGAGTGGATAAACAATAAAACAATCACCCTCGATCATTGGTATCAAATAAGAAATACGCATATAAAACATCATATACCTGTATCTCCTTTTAGTTCAAACATGTATAAAGAAAATTTTATAATACCAACATATAATATACATGAACTAACTTACGAGACAAAATTAAAGATAAAACCTTTATACTATGTTAATGTTGTTATTATGGGAAGATATATACCTGAAAACATAGATGAATTAAAATTTTTAAAATATGACAAAATTGTTTTTCACATTATTAATTGTTATGGAGTTCATCCCGGTTTAAAAAATGTCGATAATGTAATTATATACGAAAATATAACAACTATACAACTATTTAATATCTTGTTGAACTCTCAGTACATATATATTACCGATAAAAATAGTTCTCACAATAAAAATCATAGTACAAGTGCTGCGGTTGCTTTATCATTTACTACTGGTTGTCAATTAATTATACCTGAAGTTATGAATAGGTCTTTAAGATTAAAATCGGCAATAATTTATAAGCCTGATAAAGATCTGTATTTAAATCTTCAACCAGATTATGAATTAGTATTTAACGAAAAAAAATATTTTATCGAACTAAGAAATAAGATATTGGATGATTTGACAGAACAAATTTGGAAATAAATTTTTTTATTTGATTAAAATAAAAAAATGAGACCAAGTTTTATCGTATCTGTTTTATCGGGATTAATTATTTTTATAGCAGCGATTATCTTTATTTTAAACTTTAAGATTTTGTCTATGAATACACCTAAATTTATCGAATTATTGCTATTATTGGGTATAGCTTTTGGAGTTCATGGTATTAGTCATTACTATGAAGAAATATATTTTAATTTTAATCCTCTAACAAATAACTGGACTATTTATGATAAGAAACAGACTTAACTTTGCTTTTAAAAGTATTTATATAATCTTTTAACTTTATTTCTGCTTTCCATCCTAATTCTGTTTCAGCTCTACTATTTTCAAATTTAGAAAAATTTCTTTCACCTTTTCTTTCATCAATCAAAAAATAATTTCGGTCAAACATTTTTGCTACGTCAATAACAGATAATTCTTCTTTTGAACCTAATAAGTATCCATCACCTGAACCTTTTTCTGTAACTAATAAGATACCTTTAATTATATCATCAATATGAGTAAAACATCTGGTTTGTGTTCCTGGTTTAACTATAGTTAAAGAAGAATTACTTGAATATTGACTTTCAAATATTCCTATAACAGTTGCATAATTTCCAGTTTTAATTTGACCTTCGCCATACACGTTAAAAAAATAACAAATACAAAAATTTAAGTTGAACCATTTTTTATAGTTATGAATGAGTTTGATGTTATTAAACTTTGTAAATGCATAAGGGCTTAAATTTTCATTTTCTTTATCACCAAAGATTGCGGAACTGCCACTATAAATAAGTTTTGAATTATTTTTTACAGCATATTCTAATACTTGTTGAGTACCATATGTATTTGATTTAAAGACTTTTGAAGTTTCACTAAATGATTGATGTATTCTACTATACTCAGCAAAATGAAAGATTATATCTGGTTTAAAATTTTTAAAATCATAGATATCTAAATTTAAAATATCCCAAGTGTTGCCATAAATATATGTTACACCATCAGTATGATTAGAAATATTTCCAGTAGAATAGTTATCTACAGATATAATTTGATGTTCTTTTGTTTTAACTAATTCTTTAATTAGATTTGATCCTACAAATCCGGCACCTCCAGTAACTAGTATTTTCATTTTAAAATTAAGAATACAAAACTTTAAATCTGTTTGATTTAAAGTTTAAATTATGATTTATATACAACACTGAGCAACAATAAGTAAAATTAGTCCTAAAACAACTCCATGTAGGATTATTCCGGCTGTAGTTGGTACACCACGAACATCTAGAATTGTAACTCCGGCATAACTACCAAGCTTTGCAGTAAAATTAAACATAAAATTTTGTAGTACTAACCAGAATACACCAGTTGCAACAAGAACGAAAATTAATCCACTTATGAAATTCATCTTTTATATTATGAAAAAAATATTTTTTTTATTTTTTTTATTTTTTTATTTTTTCCTACTTAGATTTTTTTAGATTTAGTTTTTTCAAACATGCATTCCTAATAGGTCTATACATTGATTCTCTTTTAGAACCGCTTTTAGGCCAACGTTTATGTTTACTTTTTTTTCTTAATTCTGCAACACAATTATAAAATTTTTCTGTTTTAGGATATTTACTTCTATCAATTTCATATTTAAATTTACGCCTAAAAAAGGACTTACGTTTTTTATATTGTTTTCTCGATTTTCTTTTTGAATTACTTTTAGAACCTCTTTTTCTTGATTTTCTTTTTGTTTTTCTTTTAGAACCTCTTTTTCTTGATTTTCTTTTTGTTTTACTTTTAGAACCTCTCTTTCTTGTTTTTCTTTTTGAACTCCTTTTAGAACCTCTCTTTCTTGTTTTTCTTTTTGAACTCCTTTTAGAACCACTTTTTCTTGTTTTTCTTTTTGTACTCCTCTTTCTACCATAATCAAGATGAGGAGGATCTATAGGTAATGGTGTCGTAATATTATCTTGAATTGTTATTGTATCAAGATCTTGAATATTAGCACGTCCTGTAGATGGATCATCAATTCCTAGAATTTGTGTTTGATATGGTACTACATTTTCTATACCCTTTTCTAATCTATACAATCTTCCCTGTCTTTCATAATCTTCTATATCTTTAAAAAAGCCGATTTTAATTAAAAGGCCAGCAAAATCCATTTCATCATTATCAATAAAAATATCACCTTCTGTATATCGACTAGGCTTCAGAAAATATATAAATATTTTTTTTCCATATGGAAGTTTTTTATTTTTACTAAAATTTTGTAAAATAAATCCAGACATCTTTATATAATGATAAGAAAAAAATTATCGATAATTTAATCTTAAAAGTTTATTTTTATTAATTCTTTTTTAACTGAATTTGTAGTTATATTTTGTGATATTCGATTATGAATATCACTTTTTTAAGATTATTTTGAAGTTCATTTATTTCTTTTAATCTTAACCAATTACCAACTGGTTTTCCAGCAGCTTTACATAAAGATGTAGCATGTATATAACCATCTTATCTTAAAGGTATTGTAAAATCTTCACCATTTTCTAGTTTTAATTTACACTGAAATAAGTCATTTACTTTTTGAAATTTATTTATAGTTGTCATTTTATATATTAAAAATTTAAACTGGAACTTGGTTTACACAAGTTGATTCGATTAAGTTCCCGATGCGGGAATTCGAACATCACTTTTTTAAAGTCTCAATTAGTCTAAAATATAAAATTTATTTAAAATACATAAAATATAATTTTAGATAAAGATTGTACCAGAAATACGTACTAGATTATACACTTATGATTGAAGATTCAAATAATAAGTTTTAAAAATTAAATTTAAAAAAGAAAAATATTATTTCTTTAAAATAGTTTTAAAAATTATTTTAATTAATTTTTTTTTTCTTAACATTAAATAAAAAATGTCTAATCTAACTTCATCAAATGTTACCTCTGGTTTTATTGATTTAGCTACTTTCGATGAAATCGAAAAGTATATGTATGGTGGTCCCGATGCTACTGCTTATTTTGTAAGAGAAACTCGTAAATCCACGTGGTTTACACAGGTGCCGGTTGCTCTAAGTCGCTCAGCAGGAACTCCTGCTTGGAATCAAGAATGGTCTGCTAGTATTTCTCGTGCTGGTGATTATTTGCTTCAAACTTGGCTCAGAGTTACTATTCCTTCAGTTTCACTTATTACTGGAACTGCTCCTACAACTGCAACCATCAGATGGACTAAGAACTTGATGCACAACCTTATCAAGGAATGTACTATTACATTTAATGATCTTGTTGCTGCTAGATTTGATAACTATCATCTAGATTTCTGGGCTGCTTTTACTGTTCCCGCAGGCAAGCAAAATGGATACAATAATATGATCGGTAATATTCCTC